GCCGAAAGCACCGACCTCATCATAGAGATTGATCGTTGCTGTGCCGTCGTTGGATTTTTCCAAAGCATAAAATTTGGTCATGGTGTGGTTGGTTGGGTTGGTTGGGTGATCGTTTCGGCTTGGGCGGGGAAGACATCGCCGAGGTTGAGTCCGAGGGCTTCGCACTTCTGCTTGCGGCGGAGATAGGCGCTGAGGATGTCGTCCTCTTCGGCTTCGGCATCGAGGCCGTGGAGGTTGCAGTAGCGCTCCCAGCTCATGTAGCCGGAGTCGAGGAGTTGGGCGTAGAGGCGGCCGTCGCGACCGTTGTCCACGGTGATCTTTCGTGGGGCGACGAACTCGCACCGCCACCAATCATCTCCAGGGTAAGGTAAACGCCCGGCTTGGATTTCTTGGTAGATCCAGAATTTCCAGAGCGGTCGGCAAAATTGATCGATCAGCATTTGCTGGAGCCGCTCGAGGAAGTTTTGAGCGACTTCGAGGAGGCCGCGGAACTCGGTGCCTGCGCTGCCGACGAAGATCATGAGCGCCTCGGGCGGGAGGCCCATGCCGCGTGCGATCTCGCCCATGATGGTGCGGATGAATGGCTCGAAGGCTCCGGCGGGGTGTTCGTTTTTGAATGATTGAATGGACTCGCCGGGCTTGAGGCGTGGGATGAGCGTGCCGTTGTAGAGGGCTTCGGTGCTGATCTCATTGCCGTCAGGGCCGGTTATTTTCCCGGCGCCGAGGCCGATTTTTTGAGCTTCGTTGCTGGTGACGACGAAGCCGACTTGCGCGCCTGCTTTGGCTGAGCCTTTTTCATAGGCGAGATATTCCACGAGGTCGTGGCAGTTCGTGATGGCGTTGTGGAGCCATGAGACTCCACGGGGATATCCTGCCCGGCGGATGTGCCGGAAGTGGAGCATGTCGGCGGCGGGGACATCTTGAAATTTTCCGTTGGCTCGGTCTGTGATGACGCGGTAGCTGACGGGTGCGCCGAAGCGGTCGAGAAGCACGCCGTCGAATGCGCGCTCGTTGCTGTTGGCAGTAGAGCCTACGGCTTCGGCTCCGATGAATCGGACGCGGGTTCCTCCTGCTTGGGTGGAGAGAAATTGCGCGAAGAAATCGCCATCGCAGGCGACTTGGCGAAGGATGAGAGATTGCGCGCCGTAGAAATTCACCTGAGCGCTGGCGTCGAATGCCCAGGCATCTCCGCAGGCGCGGTCTTCGAAGGCGCGCTCGGCTTGGCGGTTCCATGCGCTGTCGGCGGTGCGGGCCTTGGGGACGATGCCGGTTCCAACGGCGCGCTGGGCGAGGTGTTCGATTAGGTAGGAGGCGGTGCCGAAATTGTTGTATAGCCAGCGGGCGCGCTGCATCAGCTCCATGCGAGTCCGTGGCGCGAGTTCGCGCTTCGGCTCGTAGGTATTCATGACAATCAAGGAGCGCTCGCGGGAGTGCTCGGCACCTTCAAAGGCCGCTGCTTGTGGGTCTTTGCGCGGACGGCCTGCACCGGGGCGAGGTCCGCCCCAACTTGATTTCTTGATTTTCGGAGCCATTGACTCCGAGGGCCGTGTCAAACGGGGGTCGTGAAAAACGAGCGGTCGAGGACCGTGCAGAGTTGCCGGCCGTTTGGCTCAGCGAGGATTTCCTCGAGGGCTTGCAGGAGGAGCCATTTTGGAAACGATACCTGACCACTGGAGGCGGTGCCGTCGCCGCTTATGCTGGTGATGACGACCTCCTCGGAGGCGGATGCGAACGCGGCGTCGGCGAGGGCTTCGAGTTCGGCGGTGGTCTTGGTGCGGCGGAGGTAGCTTTTCACGCCGGCGATTTTGTCGAGGTCGGTCACGCCTCGGCGGGCGTGTCAAAGATTCAGCGGATTGACCACAGAGAGCACAGAGGACACAGAGGGTGGTTAGTTTTTCAAAATATGCCATGCGATGTGGCAGAGTTTGAGGGCGTCCATGAAGTGATCTTGGGCGACGGATTTCCAAATGAGATCCGTTCCGCTGGCGGTCTTGCGGGGGACGAGGCGTTGGCCGCTGAGGCCGCGCAAGAAGTCTTCGCTGACATCGGCGGGGATTTTGACCGGCGGCTTGGCGTTGCGGATGCGGTCGGTGAAGAGTTCGGTTTTGATGGCGTGGTCCACGAAAGTGTAAAGGACGATGCCGGAAAATTCGGGGATCGTGGTGCGGGAGATTTTTGATCCGAAGGTTGCGCCGCTTCCTTTGGCGGGGTGGTAGAATCCGGCGCTGGATTGGCAAGCGGCATACACGCGGAAGGTGGCGAAGCCGGAATCAAGGAGGCCGCACTCGGGCGCGACTTGCTGGCCGCTTGGGGTGGTGTAGGCGCGCCGGGGGGCGTCGAGTAAAAGATCCTCGATGGCGAGGGTGGTGCCGTAGTCGAGGACATGGCTGGAGCCGTCTTCGGCGAAGGCGGTCGTGACCCAATGCTGTTTGTCCTGGCCGATGTCGGCACAGGTGACGATGACGCGGGGTTCGATGGGGCAGGTGCCGCGCTGGTAGTCGCCACGGAGGGCGAGGATGTGTTGCTCGCCGATGCTGGTCTCGACCTGCTCCCACGGCATGGCCATGGTGGAGTTGGTGAAATCCTGGAGGCCGTTGATGGTGTCTTTGTCGCGGAGGAATTTGACCGCCAAAGCGCCGAATGTGCAACTCCGCCACGGGGCGTAGAGGGAATTTAGGTGGAAGGAGCGATGGCCGAATGAGGCGTTCGGATTGGTCGGGCGCCATTCGCCATGGCGGAGCATTCGGGTCTTGTGGCCGTCGGTGATTTTCCCGTTGCAGGCGGTGCATTGGTAGTAAGCGGAGGCGCGGACGGCTTCCATGTCCCACTTGCGGTCGCGCTTGGCTTCGGTGTCCCATTTGATCTGGGTGAATTCGAGGCGCTGCATTTCTTCGCAGTGCGGGCATGGGACGAAATAATACCGCTGATCGCCGGCGAGGAAGGCGCGCCAGATTTCGCCGTCGGGCAGCGTTGGCGTGCTGGTCATGACGCGCAGGGCGTTCGTGTAGGATTTCGTGCGGTTCGTGGCGAGGGCGACGGCGGAGGATTCCTTGTCGGTGGAGTCGGAAAATTTGTCGGTTTCGTCCATGACGAGGAGACCGGCGGGGCGCGATGCCAGGGACGATGGGGAGTTCGACCCGACGAAGGTGAGCGTGGCGTCGCGGAATTGCTGTTCGAGGGTTTTGTAGCGGTGCGTGTTGTAGGGCTTGAGGGCGGCGAGCGGGTGGCAATCTTCGACCATGGGTTGCCAGCGGTTCTCGGAAAAGCTCCGGGCCATGCTCTCGGTGGGCATGACCCAGAGGGAGGGGAAGGGATTGTTGACCATGCGCCAGGCGGTCCCGATCATCATGGCGGTGGTTTTGCTGGTCTGTGTCCCGAAGCAGAGCGTGAGGTCGGAGACGCGGGGATCGGCGAAACAATTCAGCGGCTCGCGAATGTAGGGGGTCAGAAGGGTGGAATACGGGCCGGGCGTTTCGGTCTGTCGCCGGGTGAGCACGATCTCGTCCTCGGCCCATTGCCAAACCTCGCGGGTGTCCACGGGCGCGAAGACATCGCGGAGGGCGCGTTCGAGCTGCTGGGAGAGGGTCATGCGAGGCGCTTGGGTTCTTTCCCTGTGGCGTCGGCCCAGCGTTGGATCGCCACGGCGACATAGGCGGGCGAGATTTCGATGGCGCGGCATTTGCGGCCAAGTTGCTCGCAGGCGATGATGGTTGTGCCGCTGCCGCTGAAGGGTTCGTAAATAATATGGCCTGCAGCGGTAAGAGATTTAAGAAGCTGCGCGTATAGCGCAACGGGCTTCGGACAAGAATGAAGCTCGCGCAAGCTGGTAGCCGCAACTTCGGCGCGATCTGTCATGCACTCGATCACATCGCTCTTGAGTTCTTGGGCGGGCGGCTTTCCAACAACAAGCACCGGCTCCCAAACGCTTGCGCCTCCAATCCCATTGCCTGCGGCGGCAAACTTTTTGAACCAGACAATCACCTTGGCCTTGCCAAATCGAACAATGTCCCGCGCCAAATTCGGAAGCCCTGGAGTCCATATCTTGCAGCTTGGCCCGCCAGCAAATGCTTTTTCGACAAGCTCGGCGTTTGCTTCGTTGTTTGAATCGTCGTGATCTCGATATTCATAGCCGATTCCATAAGGAGGATCTGAAAGAAGTGCGCTTGCCTTCGCCCCACCTATCACCCGCTCCACATCCTCCTTCTTCGTGCTATCCCCGCAGAGCAACCGATGGTCGCCAAGCTCCCAAAGTTGCCCTGGCTCGACGCCCCACTTGGCGCGGAGTTCTTCGGCCTTGTCGATCTGCGGCTCGGCGTCGGCGTCGGGGTTGGTTTCTTCTTCAAAGCTTGCGCCGAGTTCCTCCAGCGCGTCGGCATCGAATCCGAGGTCTTCCATTGCCACCCCATCCGCTGCCAGGGCTTCCAGCTCAGCGGCGAGCATGTCGGAGTCCCATCCGCCGCCGATCTCGGCGAGGCGGTTGTCGGCGAGGATGTAGGCTCGGCGCTGGCTGTCTGTGAGGTGCGTAAGGCGGAGGCAGGGGACGGTGGCGAGGCCGAGTTGGTGCGCTGCCAGGGTGCGGCCGTGTCCTGCGATGATGCCGTTGTCGGCGTCGATCAGGACCGGGTTGTTGAAGCCGAATTCGCGGATGCTCCCGGCGATGGCGGCGACTTGGGCGGCGTCGTGCTTTTTGGCGTTTCTCGCGTAGGGCACCAGTGATGCCGTGGCGACTTGTTCGATTTGCGGTTCAGTTTTTTTCATGGATTCCTTTGAAGAGTTGGCGCATCCAGTTTTCGAGGATGCCTTGGGCGTGCGGGGGGTCGTTTGGGTTGAGTTGCGCGGCGAGGGCTGCGGGGGCGGCGAGG